TGAAAACCCACCATATATTACAATACTTATTAAACAATGTATAACCCCATAAGATAAAACCCCACTAATTTTAGAACTCACGTTCAATAAAAAACAATACAAACTAAACAAAACAACACCACATCCACACCCATACAAAACAAAACTATTTTTATCAACAAAAACCACATTAACAGTAACATAACAAAGAAACAACAAAAAAAGAAAACAAACAAAAAAAATCCCCTATATTGTATATTACAATATTTAACATTATAAACATAATGACACAAAAGACAAAAAAAACATTACTGGAGTAGAAAACAATGGTAATAATCATAGACCCAAACCAACCTTTTCTTGAAAGATGAAACCGGCAAGGAAGAAACAACTTCCCAAAGATACTGGAGAATACTCTGGAGTCAAAGACCCACATATGCCAAAGAAATACCTATTTTTTACAAATATTTACAATCAAAAGAAAAGAAAGAAGAATTACAATACAAACTAGTCCAAATACGAGCCATCTATAGATACAAGAATAGGTTCCAATGGGATGATTGGTGGCAACAAGAAATCATGAAAAACCTAGACAACAAAACAATACGAAAAACAACCGATACACATTACACCTTATTAAACTTTGCTGAAGATGAAACAACATGGTTCTCAGAATTCATGAAAGCAGTTAAAACTATTCTTATGTCTGAGTACACAAAGGAATCATGGAAAAGTGCAGATACTAAAGAAGCTAATATCAAGATTCAATTATTAAGAGCATATAAGGAATGTTTGAAATTTATTAACACTTCATCCCCAGATATTGAAGAAACATATAATGTCTTATCTTCTTTAAGGCAGTCTATTGAAGGTGATGATAGTATGAGTAACTTTGAACGTATGTTAAGGAAAGCAGAAAAAGAATTTAAGAAAATGAAAGGGTAAATATCATGAAGCCAGTCAGATTCAATATTAAAAACGAGTTAGTAGGTTTTCAATGGAGAGAACTCAGTAACAAACAATTCGAGTACTTATTCAATAGTGATGCATTCTTGAACATAGCAGTAGGAGCCATACGATCTGGTAAGACAATTATAGTGCTTATACGTTTTTTATGGCATGTTATTGAATCACCATACAAAAATTTCATTATGGCAGGTAACACTATTAACTCACTAAAAAGGAACTGCATAGACCCATTATGTGAAATGCTAGACGACCTAGGAATTGAATATGAACTCAATATGGGATTACAAGAATTAACAATACAAAACAAGAGAATAGCACTATTCGGATTAGACAAAGAAGGAGCCGACAAAAAAATCAAAGGATACACAGCCGGTGGCAGCATGATAGACGAAATAACCACCATGAGTAAAAGTGCAGTAGAAATGGTGATAAGTCGTAACAGTCTACCAGATGCCAAAGTATTTGCCACGTGTAACCCTGATAGCCCACTAAATTTTGTATACACAGACTACGTAGAAAAAGAAGACAAAGAATACATCAAAGTATGGAATTTCATCCTCACAGACAACAAGACACTAACCGAGCATTACATTGAAAGTCTTAAGAAAATATACCCAGCCGGTAGTGTATTCTACAAACGTAACATCCTGGGACAATGGGTAAGTGGTGAAGGAATCATATTCGGAGGATTCACAGATGACAACATCTACGACACCAGGAAGCCACTGAGTTACTATGATTATCTGGAAGTAGGAAACGATTATGGAACCAGTACCACCACATGTTACAGTTTAATTGGGATAAAAGAATTTGAAGATCATACCGAGTATGACCTGATATGTGAAAAAGGTTATGATGCTACGATGGAAGTTAGCACTCAGACCGACGTTGAACGTGTAGATGACATATACCAGTTACAAGAAGAAAACAAACTCAAACAAGATAATGTTTTTTACTGTAGCCATGATGCCGGAAGTCTCCGAGCAGCACTAGAAAAAGACCACCGGATCAAGATGACAATAGACACCTACAAACCAGACACCATTGAATGTATACAAGAAATGAGCAGCTTATTCCACATGAACTATCTACGAGTACACAGCAGCTGCACCGAGACCATTAAACAAATCAGGAGTTACGAGTGGGATAGTAAAGCAGCACAGAAAGGGAAAGACATGCCAGTCAAAAAAGATGACCACTACATCGATAGCATGAGAGCACCTATCATGAATCATTTATACATGGAGGATGAAGCCTATAGTGAACTAGTATATATCTAAAAAAAAAGAGAATTTTTTTTATTTTTAAATTTTATTACATAATACTTATTTTTTTTCTATTCAAAAAAATTTGGAGAAATAATTATTCAAAAGGGATAGTGGAGGGGTAAGAGTAGAAAAAAAATATATACGAACCAATGGAGGTGCACAATGGGAATACTAAGAAGCATACAAGAACACTTGCCAACAATACGAAAACCAGAAACACAATACAACACCGAACTCATAGATAACCGAGTACAAAAAATACAATACACACCCACCCAGAAACGATACCTAGCACTAGAAAACAAAGACGTACAAAAATGCACCCAAATCTACAAAGACACAGCACTTGCATGCGGTTACACACTTGATACAGACACCGCAGAAGATGACAACCCAATAACCAACCAGTACCTGCAAAGAGTATTTGAACAACCAGAAGGATACAACAGCACCATGACCTACCCTGACATGAACAGTCTTATCTGGGATAGTCTGCTAGTGATGGGGGATTGCTTTTTTGAAATAAGCACAGACCCAGATTATAATATCCTTAATGGATTCCGATACATTCACAATAATGCTATCATGTGGAATAATGAAAATGAATGTTACCAGTTACGTGAAAAACCAGAAGTGCAATATGAAAACTATGAACTAATACATATGAAACGTCCAGATATCCGGAGGGAAAACAGTCCCTGGGGACGCAGTATCATAGATGGATGTGCAAGATACATTGCACTACTAGAAAGTGCACTAACCTATAATAACTCTATTCTAAACAATGGAGGACTAGATCCACACACTATACTATCTTATGACAAGGATATGAATCATCAAGCATTCCAATCTGAAGTCAAAAGATTAGGCGTTCTAAAAAAGAAACAACAACGTCAAGGCAATAGTGAAAAAGGAATCATAGCAGTAAAAGGTGCAACAGTACAAAAAGCATCCACCAGCAACAAAGAAATGAGCTACTTGGAACTAATGAAATTCGCAAGAGACAACATCATACAAGCTTTCGGAGTACCACCCCAACTTGCAGGAATAATAGAAACTGCAAACCTTGGAAGTGGATCCGGTGATAGTCAGAAAAAAGATTGGAAGATGACATTTGAAGGTGAAAGCCGCATCGTTGAAAATGCCTTCAATAATTGTTTGAAGTATCACGGATTCCAGGAAAAATTTAAGTATGGTACTATTGATGCAGTGGACGAAATGTATGATGCACAAGTTGCAGAAATTTACATTAGAACTGGTATAAAAACACGTGATGAAATCCGGAACGAAATGGGACTGGATAAAATAGAAAACAGTTGGTCGGGGTACTGGTAGAAATGTGTAACTGTAAAAACAATCATAAACTACCAACCGCACCAACAATAATGTATCACCCTAAGAGAAAGTTGGGTAATGGTGCATTAGGTCCAGATGACTTCATCCGGAACGAAAAAGTACTGTATGACAATATAATCCAAGCATTTGATGAAAATGTAAATGCTACAATGGAATGGTTACAAACACCAGCAGCAGCTGAATTCTTTATAGCACAGGAAGGAAGGTTAAGCACTTTCATGACTGAATCAGGCATAAGAGATGAATGGAATGAAATCATCCGGAAACGAGCCAGTAGAGGTGCAGACCTCACCACACAAATCTATGACTATGCCAGAAGAGTAAACATGGAAAACTACCTTGAACCGTATACTCCTGCAGAAACACTTGCAATGAATCGACTCTGTGATTACAATTATGAACTCATAGTAAACGTAACACAAGACCAGATAAGTGGAATAAGAAGACAATTAGTGCAAGACTATGCAGAGGGAATAAACCCCAGACAGACAACTATGCGGGAAGTACTGGAACAAATACAACTAGAACCTATTAATGGATGGACTCCAGAGCAAAGGGCAGTAGTAATAGCACGAACTGAAAGTGCCAGAGCATTGGATATAAGCACATTGGAAACATACCGGGCCGATGGTATAACACATGTCAGTCTGTATGGTAGTGATCAATGTGATGAATGTCAGGAATACAACACACCTATCCCTATAGCACAAGCACTAGAAATTGGAGTAGTGCATCCAAATTGCCGGTGCAGTTGGTTACCAGAATCAGAGGTGCAATAATGAAAGAAAAACAATTCACAATAGTAAATGACAATATAACAAAAAGTATTGATGAAAACGAGGACTTAATAATCGAAGGTATTGCCAATACTGGGGAAAGAGACCTGGTTGGAGATATAGTAACAGAACAAGCATTAACCCAAATTGCAGAACAAGCAATCCAAAGAAACTTGCACTTGAATCATGACACTTTTGACTTGGATGGTATCATTGGTGTGATTACTGAGGCCAACGTTGAAAGTGAAGGAGTTAAAATAAAGGCAAGAATCCTTAAAAGATTCAAAGACACTCTCTCCGAGTTACTTGATGAAGGTGTAAAATTTGGATTGAGCATAGCTGGAAAAGCACACTATGTAGATAACAGCTGGGAAGAGATAGATGCCTGGGATTTGACTGAAATTAGTTTAACTCCTATTCCATGTGATCAAGGAACTATGGGCACAGTACAAGTAAGCAAAAGTGTAAATGATTTTATCAAATCCCTATACAACAAAAAACACACAAAAAAACAAAACCAAAGTGGAGGTAATAATATGGCAGAAGACCAACCATTAACTCAAGATGACGTAATAGAATTAATAAACACAGCTTTTAGTGAGCAGAAAGAAGAATTACTGGAAACAATCAGAAAAGAATTAGAACCAGAACTTGAAGAAATCAATAAAAGAATTGAAGCACTAGAAAAAGCTGCAGAAGATAATAAACCAGAACCAAAACCAGGTGAAGAAAACGAAGAAGGCAAAGCCGGAGAAGGAAACGAAGAAGAAGACGAAGAAGGGGAAGATGGAAAACCAAAACCAAAAGACCCAGAAGAAGAAGAGGAAGAAGAAGAAAGTAAAAGAATAGAAGACGCAGTAGAAAAAGCACTACAAAAAAGGTTTGGTGGAAACCCTGCACCACTATTCCAATACAGTAACAAAAAATCATTCAAAGACCCAGACAAAAACAAAAGCTTAACACCACGTGAAATAGCTAAAATGTTAGTAGGAGATGACTAAAATGAGTGGATTAGACGAAATGACTATAGCAATGACAAAAGGAATCGAAACAACCGCAAACATCGCCCAGGGCATGGGTATAACTTATGATGAAGAAATATTAATGAAAACCTTCCAGTACTCCCCATTGCTCCAATTCTTGGAAGGTAAAGGAAGATGTACTGATGTTAAAACTGCAAACGTTGCATTTTTCAAAGAAGAACCAACCAACACTGCACAGTACATTGCAGAAGGTACCAACATACCAGATTTTGGTGAAACAACATACACCGAAGTTGCAGACCGTATGAAAGAACTTGTAGAAGGTATAAGTGTAAGTGAACTTGCACAGGACGGTACCGACACCGAAAACCTAGTAGAAAGAGAAATCACAAGAGCATACCTTCAAATCAATAGTATGATCGACTACACCTTACTTCAAGGTGCTGGAACACAAGCAGCCAAAGATTTCAAAAATATTATGGGAGATATCCCAAATGCAAACAAAGCCACAGTAACCGGTGGAGCAGTAACAGAAGATGACATTGATGACATGTTAGTACAAATTGTAGATGAAAATGGTGGACATCCTGATGTTATCGTTACTGACAATTTTGTAGCTAAACAATTAAAGAAAATTGCTGCACCATACAGAAGATACAATGACAAAGTAGACATAGGCATAGGATTCAGAGTATCCACAATTGAATCACCAGACGGTATGGAAATACCAGTATTAGTGGACAAAAACATGCCAAGCGGTACCAATGCAAATCCTAGCCACAAAATGTTATTCCTTGACAGTAGCTGCGTTGATGTAAAATATTTACACAGACCAGGTGTAAAAATGTTAGCTGCAAGTAACCTCGCAGATAACCTTGTAGTACGTACTCACGTAACAGCTATGAACATTGCACCATTCAGATGTGGACTTATTGAAGGTATTACTACACCATCCACTGCAGCTGCATCTGGCTCAGGTTCCGGATCATCATAGAAACATTAAGGGATTAACAAAAAGGGGGGATAAACTAAATGTCAGAACTAGAAACACTAAGAGAATTACTTAAAGCTCATGGATTACCATATACCCAAGAAGAAATATCTGATGAAGAACTAGAATCTTGGATACTGGAAGCCAAACTATTAATCAATGAGCCATACATGTTTACCAACATCACTGAAGATTATGATCCAGAATTCAATGATGAAATCTACATGACAGAAGATTATCCCATTATTCCAGATAGTGTATCTCTATGTATTGATGATACTGCAATTGCACCAGAACGAATCACAACTGATGGGATTATCTACTTAGAAAAACCATTACATGGCAAACTTAGTTGCACTTATACTGTGGGACTATGTGATGCGGACGTTGAAAATTATTTATTACCTATTGTAGTGTATATGGTGAAAGACAAAGAAGGCCGAAACGTAAGTAGCATACAAGAAGGAGATATTAACATTTCATATGATGCCACATCAAATATGCAGATTAGCAATTTAATCGACCGATTAGTGAATAAATACAACGGTCGGGTGGTATTCATATGATTTATTTTCCTGATACAATTCTCCAAAGGTACACATATACATCCACAGGCACAGGAGCATATGGAGAACCCAAAAAGGAATATGAGTATGCAGATGACATATTAGTAGATTTTCAAAATGACAATAACCAGGAACTAGCACAACAATATGGAGTAGAACTTGAAAACCTATACAAGATCTATCTAGACATCAATGTAACACTTAATGACAATGACAAACTAGAAGATGCAGACGGTAACAGATACCATATAATTGGTAATGTAATGAAATACAAGCATTTCCACAATTACCAGAAAGCAAACCTAGTCCTAGAAAGGAGAACCAGTTATGGGAGCAAGAATGACAATACCGGCTAACCTACAGAAAAAACTGCAGGCAACAAAGATGAAATTCGCATTAGAACGTGCAGTCAAACAGACAATGTACGATTTAATGAAAGAAACTATGAAACTTGCACCAGAAGACACTGGAAACCTAAGAAGAAGCCATAGTGTGGACATGAGACTAAGCAGTAGCATGATTGAAGGATTACTCAAAAACAGTGCCAACTACTGGGTATACCAAAACTTTGGAACAAGCAAAATGCCCAACCCCAAGTGTAAAAACTTTGTAGGAAGAGCATTCCAAAAAATACAACCAGGAAAACGAGTAGCCAAATACTTCAAAGAATACAACAAGTAAAGGGGGAGAATACAAGAATGAATTGTTTTGAATCATTCCTTGTAGAATTACTACAAGAAAAAATAGTCTACGATAACAAAATAATCTACGTACAAAAACATTTCAGTAACGAAGCAGAACTGCCAGTTATCACACTTGATACAAGTAGAGGAGTTACAACAGAATATTACTACCGAGATATAGATGTGAAAGATACATTATATGCTTACAGACAAAGCAACATCGATATTAACATCTGGTGTAACACAGAGGAAGAACGAGAAAGCATTAACAATCAAATACTAAACTGTTTTTATAAGGAAAAAAACAATCATTACACTTATTGTACCAAGTACAATGATGGCACATGTGATTGTCAGGTGCACATCGTTGAAAATGGTAGTACTGCAAAAGAGAAATGTCCTGACATTGATTATTACGGATATCAAAGCCTCACACTAAAACATAAACTAACAGAAGGAAGCATAACCCTAGAACCCCCATATGACTTAGATGAATTAAACGAGCATCCACCAATTCTCAGAAGCATACTAAGTGCAAGTGCAGATTATTATGAAAGGGTAACAACCCCAAGTGGAGACATCATAGAAGACATCAATATAGGAGAGATACATCTATGAAACAAAGCAAATTCAAAAACACAAACCTCACACAAAAAAGGGAACAAAAACCTGAGATGATGAAAGAAGTAAAAAATTACAAAATAAAAAAGATAGGAGGCAAATAAAAACATGACAAGTAGTAGATTACCTGGAATGTACTTCCAGGAAACCGTACAAAATATTAACAACGCAGAAAAAGAGTATGTGCCATTATTTGTAATCCAAACAAGCACAGCAATAGCAGACCTTGATGAACAAATAACACATTACACCGGATTTGATGCATTTGAAACAAAAGTTGCCGAGAAAGGTTTAGCCTACACCTCAGCAATGATAGAACAAGTACTACAGGAATACGGTAATACTGAATTCTATGTATACAGTATCAAAACAGATACAATCACCGGATTTACAAACGCAATCAAAGCTACAAGCCATCTACAGAACGTGAAAGCAATAACATACATCGAAGAAACTGCAAGTACCAACGCAAACAAAATCACCGACAAAATAGGTGCAATAAAAGCCGGTTTAATCGATAACGCAACAAACGGAGTATTCAGAGAAGGATTTATCATTCCATACGGGACAGTACACGCTGCAGTAGAAGATGCAGAAAACACAGCACCTGAAGCAGCATGTATAACAAGTCTCACAAGCATCCTAGCCGGAGATGGACATGGAAGAATCTGTTGCATACTACCAGACGAAAACGCCGGAACAAGTGTAGGAAAATGTTTATCAGCAGCATATGATGAAGAACCAGGATATACTGCAATACAATCTACACTACAAACCAGCACATACAACTTCGACAAAACACAAATGCTCACACTACAAAATCTAGGAGTTATATTTATCAGATTAGAAACACTACGTGGAAACAGTATTCCAAGAATAAATCTTGGAGTAACTACTGGTTTTAAATCTAATACTGCAGACCAGCTTTTAGTAAGTAGAACTATTGTAGATGAAATACTAAGACAAATAGAATACGAAGGAACTCCATTTGTGAAAGCCAAAGAAGTAGAAAGCAATGTAACAGTACTACAAAGTATAGTAGACACAATAGTAGACACATTTGTAAAAAATGAAAGTATTATTGCAGAACAAACCTCCATAACAGTTACAGATGCAGGAAATAGTATCTTCAATATCACAGGTACTATCAAACCTATCAAATCAGTAATTGCTATAGAAGTAAACACAAAAGTAGCCTAAAAATGGGGAGATGAATAAACATGGCAGTAGTAAATACAGATTTAACAATCATCAAAATATTCTGGGAAAGCAAAACCTACACAGTCAGAGCCGAAGAGGTAAAAACTGAGGACAAACAGAGCGTTGAAAAATACAAAGCAAGTGATTCACATGACCCATATGCAATTGCATTTGGAGAATGTGAATACAGTGTGGACTTGTCTGGAGTAGCACCGGAACACAAAACATTATTTACTTGGATAAGAGAACGCCAAAGAAAAGGAGTATTCAAAGGGTTACCACAAGTTGCAACCTATGAATATGAGAATGGTGTTCTCAAAACCCTTGAACACTACAAAAATGTGTATATCACAGATATTTCTAGAACGAAAAATGAACCATTTGATGTGAAAATGGAAGCTCTAGAAAGAGTATATAGAAATGCTAAAAACGCATTAATCTAATACCCTAGTAATAGTAGGAATAGGTAGATTAACTATTGTTTAAACAGAGTATATGAAGAAAAAAGGAAAATAATAATGGACAATAATCATTTATTTAGTGTTATTGTCCATCCTTTTTTTTTAAATCACCCCCCCAACACAATAAAAAAAAATTAACTATGAAGTAAAGGAAAGGTGAAACACACATGACAACAAAAGAAGAAATAAATAATGAAGAATTTGAATACCCTGGAGCAATAATAGAAGACGGAAACACAATCAATGAAACAAAAAGCATACAAAACTTACTACTACAAGAAGAATGGGTAGAAGAAGCAAAACAAATCCCAGAAATAGAACTAACAACAATAGAAAGATCAATACTACGAAAATGCATAAACCACGAACCAATGCCAGACAATGAAATCAATATCCTTGAAAAAGTACTATCCAAATACAGACCTGCAATACAAAAAATCCAGCCAGCAGAAAAAATAGAAAGAATACAACAAAACAAAGACATAGTAACAAACGAAAAAGAATTCCTACAACTAGTAGAAGAATCAAACACAATACAAACACTACCATTTAACTACCCAATCGGAGATAAGACAATACACGTTCTTTTTGACGTCTATCCCATCAACAACAGTAACGCAATACTAGACATAGCAAGCAACCTCAGCTTTTTTAAAGATTTAACAGACAAAGAAAAAGAAGTATACTCAAAAATACAAAACAAACAAAAACTCACACCAGAAGAACAAATCATACAAAATGACCTAACACAGAAAATAGAACAAATAGCACAAGAAAACACAGAACAAACAATCATAGAATTCCTATCAATGGTACTCAAATTTCACCAACAAGACACAGACCCTGAAGCAATGAAACAAGTGTTAAGCAAAATAGACCTATCCTATCTTACTCTGTTATTCAATAAGGTACAAGAAATGTGCCACATTGGTAATGTAAATACAGACGAAGTGTTTCGAGAATTTAGTTAAAAGTTTCCCCATGCAGGTGTACGTTGAAGTTAGCAAAAATCATAATATACCTATAGCAGAAGTTATCAAGGGAAAATTCAAACCAGAAATACGAATCCTCATAATGTATTATAGTTACCAATTCCAGATGGAACAAAAGGAATATGAAAGAATAGAAAAAGAAATGGAAAAACAAAAAAGAGAAATGGAGGTGAGTAAGTGATATGGCAGACGAAAAAATAATGATACAGGTAGAAGCCGAACTGGATAAAGCATTACAGAACTTCAAAAAACTAGAACAACAAATCAAATCCACACAGAAAACAGTAAACAACCAACTTAATCCCAGCGTTAATAACACCAGTACTAGATTAACTGGATTGGGTAATCGTATAAGTGGTTTTGGAAGCAAAATTAAAGGTGCAATCGGTACAGAAACTGCGTTAGCGTTTGGAGCTGCAGGAACTGCAGCATTAGGATTTACGAAGCAATGTGTAGATAGTGCAATCAAAAGTGAAAGTGAATGGGCAAGATTCGGATCACTAGCCAGGAGCAGCACAACAGGGTGGAGTGCCGACTCAATGTCCGAGATGAAAACATGGACAAAAACATTCAGTAATAACATAGGTTATGCTGTTAGTGATACCAGAAATGCAATGAGTGCACTTATGCAGTATGGTATGAGTGCCAACGAAGCTCAGAATGCAATGAAAGGAGTTGCCGGAGTTGCAGCACGTACTGGCCAAACAGAAGAAGAAGCCAGCCAGATGATTATAAGTGCACTTAATGGTCGTGGAATGGCACTTGCCAAACAAACCGGTCTAAGAATTGAAGACTACAAAAATGCAGATGGACAAATAGACAGGGAACGGCTGCTCAACGATTTATATAATCAAAACAAAGATGCAATAGAAGCACATTCAAATACTACCGAAGCACAAATCCAGAGAATGAACAATGCCTGGAACAGTTTTAAGACAAGTGTAGGTCAAGCCTTAGCTCCAGTAGTGAAAGTGTTAGCAGATTTTGTAACGTGGGTAGCAACCGGATTCAGTAAGATGGATGGCCCAGTTAAAACAATAGTTGCAACATTACTTGCACTTGGAGCAGTTATTGGAGTAGTAATAGGTGCACTGGGATTACTTGCACCAGTTATTATCAATGTTGGTAAGATGATTAGTGCACTGGGTAAGCTCAAGGGTATGCTTAATCTGGGTAGCCTGGCATCTTGGACAACATTGAAAACTAAGGTTACAAGTGCTACAAGTGCTATCACACAGTTTGGAATCAAATCAAAATTAGCAAGTGCTGGGGGTGCAATTAAAGGTGCAATCAGTAGTGGATGGACAGCATTAACAGGAAAAATACGTGGTGCCACAAGTGCAATCAGTAGTTATGGGGTCCAATCCAAGATAGCAACTGCAGGTAGTGCACTTAAAGGGGCTGCTATGAGTGCATGGACAACATTAACCAGTGGGATTAATCGTGCTAAAGCTGCAATAACATCATTCAGTATCCGTCAAGCAGTCAGTAGTGCTGCAATGAAAGTGCACGCTGCTGCAACTGCAATATGGAATGGTGCCACAAAAGCTGCTGCAGTAGCACAAGGAGTACTAAATGCAGTTATGGCAATGAATCCAATATACCTAGTGGTAGCTGCAGTTGTAGCATTAATAGCAGTACTAGGTTATCTTTACTTTAACAATGAGCAAGTAAGGAATACAATTAATGCACTTGGTGATTATCTAAGAGGTATTTTCATCCCAATCTGGAATGCATTAGTTGGAACATTAACAAATGTATGGAATTGGTTCATGCAGATATGGAATGGAAGCAAGAGCTTAGGTGAAGCGTTTGGAGACATTGGAGCCTTAATAGGAAGCGTGTTTGGTGGTCTTGCCAGTTGGATTGGTGGAGCACTCAGTGGCATAGGTGGTGCTGCAAACGATGCACTGCAGGGACTCTGGGATGCTTTCAGAGCACAACTAGGCGGTCTCGGTGAATGGATAGGTCAAACACTTAGCAAACTACCAGAAATCATAACAAGTGCACTTAGTAATCTAGGAAACACTGTAGTACCTGGTGGAGGGTTAGTGGCCGGTATAATGGCAATATTCGCACCATTACCAACATTAATATTAAGTATTTTTAATAGGTTATTCCCTACCGTATTACCTGCTTTGATGGGATTTGTAAATGGTGTGGTACAATGGTTCTCTAGTATTGGAAGCCGGATAGCTCAAACAATCATGGCATTACCAATGATAGTGAGTATGCACTTTATGATGTTTATTCAACAGTTACAAATGAGATTAACACAGGCAAGAGCAATTGCCGGAATGTTAGTCAGTATGCTAAGACAAGCAATCATATCAAGACTCACAGGAATAGTTACACGTGCAAGAATGGTATTCATGCTAGTAGTACAAGCAATCAGAACCAGACTTAATCAGGCAAGAGCAATTGCCGGAAACCTAGCCGGAATGATAAGACAAGCAATAGTAAACAGACTAAACGCACTAGTAGGAAGAGTAAGAGCATTATTCGCAAGAGTAGTAAGCACCGTAAGAAGCAGACTCTCCAACGCAGTCAGTGCTGCAAGAGAAAAAGCAATGGAAATAGTAAACAATGTAATACAATACATATCCTCACTACCAGACAAAGTTGCAGCAGAGTTTAACAAGATCCCAGACAAAGTAAGAAGTGCACTTGCAAATGCTGCAGCCGCGGCCGCAGCAGGTGCAAGAGATATAGCAAGTAGATTCCTGTCAGGACTGGGTGTAGCTAGTCCGGGTATCGCTCA